ATCCCAATCCGCTTGTTCAATCCTGGTGATATCGCTAAGTTGGGTGGCAAGTAATTTTGGTGATAAATAAACATATAGGAGAATAACAAAATGGCAGTAGCATCTTTAACAAACTTCACAGTCCCGTTGGCTGGTGGCGCAAGCCAGACCAGTCAGGGTCTGTTGATGCCAAAGCTGAAATATCGCTTTCGTCTAAGTTTCGTAAACTTCGGCGTGAGTACAAACAACGTGATTGAGTTGACCAAGCAAGTTCAGGATGCTAAACGTCCAAGCGTTAAGTTTAACCCAGTCACAGTTGATATCTATAACAGCAAGGTTTACTTTCAAGGTAAGCCTGAATGGGACGAAACATCTGTTACATTGCGTGACGACTCTGCTGGCAACATCTCTAAGATGGTTGGCGAACAGATTCAGAAGCAATTTGACTTCCAAGAACAAGCAAGTGCAGCATCAGGTATTGATTACAAGTTCCAACTTCAAATTGATATCCTTGATGGTGGCAACGGAGCTGCAACTCCGAACGTGCTTGAATCATGGGCTCTTTATGGCTGTTTCCTAAGTTCTGTAGATTATGGCGAACTAAACTATAACTCAAGCGATCCAATGACAGTTGCTCTAAGCATTCGTTACGACAATGCTGAACAGTTACCAGCTGGCGGTCAAACTGCTGGTGTCGGTTTCGGTGCAAGTATCAGTCAGACTATCGGTTCTATTACTGGTTAATATCAGTAAGACACAAAACAAGCCTGCTTTCGAGCAGGCTTTTTTATTGCATAAATATTAGTATGAGCGTAGTAGACGATATTTTACACGGGGTAAGTACTGGCCCAACTGTGCGTGATTTCCAACACGCAAACAAGATTTTTGTGGGTGATGCATATGCATTGATGCCCAAGTACAGCTTCCTATTCCATGTAAGTTTTGACATTAACAGTGCTTTGTCTCGCTTGCCCAACATAGAGAAGTTACATCTAGGGTTGCTTGTGAAAAGCGTACAACTACCCAAGTTTTCTCTAGATACTAAAACACTTAACGCATACAACAGACCCAACATTGTTCAAAACAAGATCAAGTATGATCCTGTTACTATCACTTTTCATGATGATAGTAATGACAGTGTTAGAGACTTCTGGTATGACTATATGAGTCATTACTACAGAGACTCAGACTATAGTCCAAACCTCTACATGCAATCAACCAAGTACAATCTACAACAGACTGAGCACTGGGGCTATCAGCCAGCCAAGTACGATCAGAATGGTAATGTAGAGCGCATGTTGAACTACATCAAGATTTATAGCTTGCATCAAAAACGTTTTACTGAATACGTACTAGTGAATCCCACTATCACTGGATTTCAACATGGCCAACATCAACAAGGTCAAAACGATTTTCTTGAAAATTCAATGACTGTTGCGTATGAAACAGTTCTTTATAATTATGGCGATATTGCAGTTGGCGGAGAGCCAGACGGCTTTGCGACATTGAACTATGACAAAGTTCCAAGTCCACTTACTCCCATCGGTGGTGGCACTACGAGTATTCTTGGTCCAGGAGGATTGTTGAGTACTGCACAAGGTATTGGCCAGTCAATGTCCAATGGCCCATTGGGCGTAATTGGTGCAGGTATTGCAGGTGCTCGGGCATTTAACAATCTCAAGGGTCAAAACTTATTGGGTATGGCTGGTGCAGAGTTGAAGACCATTGGCATGGGAATATTGCAGGGTGATACTAACACTCTTAATCGTTTGAGTCTACCTAGAGCTGGTGGAAACGGTACAAACAGTACAGTACAATCGGCAGAGTAACATGAAATTTAATGTAATCTATAACAACGATGGCCCAAGAACACCTAGCGGCAGAACGGACAATCAAACAGTGTCTGGTCTTAGTTCGGTCGGGGTATACATGCAGTCAGTATCGCCTGCCGCACAACGAGCCCCTGCTGGGAATAGATATGCTGCCGCAGTGATACAAAGTAATGGGGAAAATATTGGTAACGCTCAGACTCCGAGCAATCCACTTCCACCCGGGATTAAATCATGAGTAACGCATTTAACTTATCACAGGTTGATCTATCAAACAACAAGGGTACTCAGTCTGGTAAATATTTCAACAATTACTTTTCAAAGCCAACTACAGTATCATCTAATCAGAATGATGCAGTTATTGCTTATTTTGAAAAAGTGACCAATGGCAACAAGCAAAGTGCAGCCGTTTTGGCCAGTACAGTTATCTATACAGCATTGGCACAGGGCGTTGACCCTATGAGCATCGTTCAACAGTTTCAAGCATTGAAGGCAGGTGAGTTGAATTTATATCTTGCAATGTTCTTAAACTTGAATAGAGTGGGAACAAGCATTGTCGGTGCTAACGGGCAAACAGTCAAGAACAAATACATCACTAGATCAATTCTACCATAATGGGAAAATATGCAAACGGGTTTTATCAATTAATAAACCCTGAAAAATACGTTGGCAAGAATACCCCGCACTACCGTAGTAGTTGGGAAAATGCTACTATGAGAATGCTTGATACTAATCCAGGCATATTGAAGTGGGCCAGCGAATCAATTCATATCAATTACAAGAATCCGTTTACTAACAAACAGACAATCTACGTCCCAGATTTCTTTGTGCTATACCAAGACGCCAACAACAAGCAACATGCTGAACTTTGGGAAGTTAAACCAAACAAAGAAACGACCCTTGAGGCAGCGGGTCGCAGCAAGAAAGCCCAAGCGGCAGCAATTCTCAACCAATTCAAGTGGCAAGCAGCCAGTGCATACTGCAAGGCCAATGGGTTGACATTCAGAATCATCACAGAAAACGATTTGTTTCATCAGGGCCGCCGATAAATATCGGTATGACTGAAAAACTCGCACAATTACTAAATCTTCCGCCACTTGCCGAAGATCCTTCAACAGAACAAGCTCAACAGTTTGTAGAAGATAACAAAGAGATAATCCAAGAAGTAGATGTTGCAATCAGCAAGATTGACGCAGCACTTCCAATGGTTCGTGACCTAGACGCTGCCGATGAAGAACTAGATGAACTAGCAAAATTGGCAAAAGAAAAAGCCGAAGACTTGATGGATTTGGGCATGAACATTGATCCACGATTCGCTGGGGTCATTATGCAGACTGCTGGTACAATGTTGGGTCATGCTATCACAGCCAAGACTGCTAAAATGGACAAGAAGCTACGAATGATTAGCTTGCAGTTGCAAAAAGCGCGCCTTGATCACCAGATTAGTAAAGACACGAAATCTGGTGCAACAGATGCAGAAGAAGCTGTAGACGGTAAAGGCATTGTTTTAGACAGAAACGATCTTCTAAAGCAGATTCTTGAGCAGTCCAAGAGCCAAAACAAGTAAACTTTTATAAATACAGTAATAGGATACATTAACATGGCTGTCACACAAAACTTTCAGAATTACTTTTACAACTCTAAGAAGTTGTATGAGTTCCGTATTAAAGTTGCTAATCTTGAACTCGGCAAAGAAGTTACAGAAGCAATTAAGAACGCACTTGATGCTTACGAAGTAGAAACTATTACTGCTCCTAAGCGTCTCCCAATCCAAGAACACAGAGATTTCGGCAAATTAGGCCCATGCGAAGTTCATCACATTGATGTTGCTTTGAATTACCCTACTATTGCTGAACAAGTACGTCAGTTGGTTATTAACCGCGCTGGCGTTCCAAGTAGCAATGTCTGTGTGTACACTTTGAATCAAGATCAACAAGAATTACTTGTACAAGAAACTATTGATGCACAAGGCGCTGGTGGCCCGATTATTGATAATCCCGAACTCGCTGCCCCTGCACAGGGCGACATTGCTGGCCAGGCTCGTGTAGATAGTTTGCTTAAAGAACTAAGCAAGACAAGTTTGAACAAGGCATTTGAAGTTGCTGGTGGCACTACTGCTCCTGCAAAAACTACAAACACAGACACAACGGGCGACAATAGTCCTGTTGGCACATCACAAAATTACGTATATCGTAAACCAAGAGGATAATCATGAGCAACAACATTTACGACATTTTAGGTAAATTGAATTCGTTGACACCGAAGGAAGAGCCTGTTGCTCAACCTACAAAGGTCTACGAAAG